AACAACATTCATTCCAGCAAATTGACCGATACTTCTGTCAGTTACACCAACTCCACCGCCACCCCAAGTTACTGCACCACCAGAAGTGAATGAGCTTGTTGAGAATGTTAGTAGACCTACTTGATATAAGTAGTAGGCAACAGATGGATGAACAACTAGAGTATCTAGCTCTTCGCCTCTTTCTCCGAGAAGTGATCTTCCTCTTGCAACTGTAGAAGCTGTTAGGAAGTTATCTTCATCAGCACCAGAAGCAGCACCCTTAGATAAATCTAAGCAGTTTGCACCTAATGGACCGAAAGTAGACCCAAACAAACCATCTAACAAACTGAATAGTCTTGCGGAGTTTAGTTTGTTGATTGCATCTGCAATTTGGTTTCTGATGTGACCCATTGGATCTTCGCCAGCAGCCAATACAGCTACGTCATCAACAGCATACGCAAAACCTCTATGACAAATAGTTGCGATCTGTGTTCCTGTACCAATCTTCTGTGGTGTCAAATAACCATTGTTACTTGTACCCCATGTTGCTGTACCATCTAAGATTTCCTCAGTTGGTGCGATTGGATTAAATTCTGGAACTTGTATTCTTGTTCCACCTTCTGTTGCGTCAAGAAGTGCATTACGCACAACAGCACCAGATTTGATAAATGCACTACGTTCCTTGATAGCTTCGGAAACGTATGTGCTGAGATTATTTCTCTTAACGATGTCCGCTAATAGGACACCGCCAGAGTAATTCTGAAACGGAGCAGCCATTCAGATTACCTTGTTACTTTTGCGATACCCTAGTCACAGACGAGGGGATTAGTTTCACAGAAACTAACTATTTTTGAGCCTCTTGCTTGAGCACTGCTGCAAGCTGCGGATCTTGTTCTAATAGTAGCATTTGTTGTGTGAGATTGCCCGTTTTCCAAGGGTTTACAGGTCCTCCACCAGCATTTGCTACGGGGCTAGGTCTAGCACCCATTCCTGCTGCTGAACTTGGCTTGAAATGATGCTCATAACCACTACCAGGGTTTTTGAGACTCGTGAGATACGAATTGAGATCCTGTTCGACTCCACCGTTTAGAACAACAACTTTTCCCTCAGCGTTCTTTTGTAACTTTCCCTGTAACAATGACAGCATTTGCTCTGCATTTATTACTCCTTGATTACTAATTGCTGCGAGTGCTGTTTGTTTTGTAGAGGCCACTTCGTGAGAATTTTTCATATCCTCAAGTTGTTGAGATAAAGATATTATCTGCTGTTCTTTATCTTGGGCTGTCTTGTTAGCTTCTTCCCAAAGAGTTTTCCATTGACCCTGCTCTTCTAGGTCTTTGGTACGTTTCTCTTCTTTCTGTTTATAGACATCATCTAATTTTCCCTTGATGCCTTTAAATTTTTCTTCTGCTTCAGCAGCTTCTTTACGAGCAGCAGCTAATTTTGCCTCATATTCTGCTTTTATAGAACTGAGATCAGGTGCTTGTGGTTGTGAAGGAGTGTCAGCCACGGGCTGTTCAGGAGGATTCACGGAATCAGGCTGAATTACTTTTTCTTCGATTGCCATTAATTATTCAGATAGTGGATTAGTAGTTTTCTTTTTAGTAGCTTTTTTCTTAGTTGCTTTTGGTTCAGGAGCAGGACAAACTTCGGGTTCAACTGGTGCAGTTGAATGTACGAGTTCTACTTCTTCCCATTTATAAGTTCCGTCAGGTTGCAGAACATGGTCTAACGATTTAGCCATAATAAAGGTGTACTTATCTACTATTGTATCAGACTATTCAGATTTGGCCTCATTTGCTGATGGTAATACCTCTCCTTGAACTAAAATATCTCTAAATTCCTCTCTATCAATGACTTGTTGATCGAATAGAGATGTTAAGGCTGTAATATCTTGACCAATTAATCTTTCAATATCAAAATCTCTACTAATTTTTACCTCTGGTGGTTCGATTCCAACATATTCGGCTGAGAGATTGAAGGCTTTTTGTAGTTTTTGCTCTAGTTCCATAGATACCATTGCGAGCATAGAATTGGTGTCTACACGATCTAGTCTGCGAGCATCTGCTGATTCGGCAACAAACTTCTGTTGTGATAATGTACTGATTCCGAGTGTTGCCATCTGCATTTGTAGCTCTTTTATTTCTGCTGATTGAGCGTCAAAAGCACTGGAAGCTGGCTCTACATAGTATATTTTGTTGCCTGGCTGAGTTGCCATTGCGTAATTTACGCTGATAGCAAGGTCTTTAGTTTGATCGTCATATCCTTCCATTACAAGCATTGGTTGAGATGCAACGTGCAAACTATGAATTAAATCAGCTTGTCTTTGAAAATGAGCAAGATTTAAATATGCAATATCTAATAAAGGTGGTTTACTTACTAAATTATCGGTTTTTCCAGAATAAATTGTTACTAAAGGTATCTCACCCAGAGAAAAACTGCCAGATTCTACCTGTTTATAGTCTTTATCAGATGATCCAGCTTCAAAACTGCCAGCAGAACTTCCATCTGAAACATCATACATTTCTTCAATCTGTTCTTTTTTGCGGAATACTCTGTAACTTCCTGGTTCAATTACTCTTACTTGGTCGAATACTTTTTCTCCAAACTGTCCGTCTGGGAGTACAGCTTTTTCGCCAAGTCTTACCTGTATTAAGTTTCCGTAATTAGACTCCCTATCTAGTCTCCAGCCATAAAGATTGTTGGGATCAACTTCGATCCAGTAAGGTCTGCGGTTCTGTTGACGTTCTTCGGCTAGGCTTACTGCTCCTGAGGGTGCAGGATAATCTACAAGAATATGGCTTTGACCGTATGTAAGAGAACACATAAGTAATCTTCTTGCGTACTCGTCTAAGTCTGACTTTCTGCCATCTACATCCATTTTGAACATCTCTGTCCAATAGGGATCTCCAGTAAGTGTTATTGGTTTTCTTAATACGAGACCTGTAGCTGCTCTAATTAATCTTTGGGTAAATGGGGAAAATACAGCACGATTTACTCTTGCAAGGTAAGCATCATAATCTTCCCTTGGTTCTAAGGGTAAAAATGACTCGCTGTTTGTTCGTAAATAATCTGTTCCTTCTGTAACAGCCTTCATTATTTCCCAACCTTTCATCATGTCTAGGACAGCCCTCGTGCGAGTAAAAGGGCTGTCGATCCCACCTACAGAAGTAGATGAGATGATATTGGTTCTAATTGGTCCAGGTACAGCGTAAGTCATTTAACACCTCCATCTTTTTAATGCTAACGCTTTTCTGGTTGGGCGACCTTTTTTATCCTTTAGTGGACCTGGCATACCTTTCATTCGAGCACAAAAACTTTTTCTTCTTGCTGCTCTTTTACCAGTTGGATTCTTTTCTGTTACAGGTGCTTGTAGGTTACTACCAGTAGCACGATTGTATTTCGCACGACCTTTTGCAGTCAGTCCTCCCTTCTTAGACTTTTCGCCTCTTCCTACGGATAAACTGACTCCTTTTTTGCGTGGCATTATTTTCCCACCTTCTTCATTGTCATTTTATGGGCTTCGGTAAAAGTTTTACCTCTTAACATTAACTTTTTCATCTCTTCCATGTGCTTTCTGGTATGAGTACCTTTCTTTTTGTGCCTAGCTAAAGCATCTTCCTGTCTTTGAGTTAAAGTTTTCATTTTTTCTTCCTCTTTTTCTTGGAACGTAACTTTTTCAAGTCGGCAGCAGTAATCTTATCCCGTGGTGGAGCAACAGCAGCAAGTTTACGCTGTTTTGCTGAATAAGACTTTTTAGGCATCAGATAGAAGCGGTAATAGCACCGTTAGTTACAAAACTAACTGATACTGTAGAAATATCCCCAACAGTGGAACTAAATGAAGTTCCTGTAATAATTCCGTTAAAATTTAATTTTTTACTGCCTGATGTATCTAAAAACAGGTTGAATGTTGCATCACCAGCATCTTCTGTTGTTAATACATCACTAATAATTTCAGCAGTATCATCTCCAGATGTTGCTGTGTAAAGAAGATCAACAGTACCAGAACCAGAGATTAAAGATCCTACATACTTTCTTGATGTATCTCCGTGAGCAGTACACTCAAGAGTGTCTTTTGTTGTATCTAAAGTCCAAGCTGTTGTAGAAGCTATAGCTCCTGCTGTTCCAGTTCCGTTATCGAATGATACAGAGCCTTCTTCACCACGAAAAAATGCCATGATTGTGTGAAATATACTATATAGCACTATATTACCGTGAAACTGCAACTTTTACAGTTATTTTTTCTTCTTTTTTCGTCTATGTTGATAACTTATCTTCTTACTACCTGTTTTTTCACGTTTGAATCGTGCTTTTTCGGCTGCTGACATCTCTCCGACAGTCTTAGGTGTCTTACTTGAGACACGTTTTTTGGGTCGGCAAGCTGGATAGCCTCGTTTTTCGCCTTTTTGACGGCCACAAGGCTTACCAGTTTTGACATCTACCCAGTTTTCTTTGAACCAACGGGTTAGACCACCACTACTTCTTGCCACGTTTTTTCTCCACTCGGTAAGTACCACCACGTTTTTTGTACTCTCGTACAAGCCAC